CTAATTTGGTTTAAATCTAACCGTTTCATAACAACCCCATCGGCTTCAGCCCGGATTGTTTCAACATCACTAGAGGCCATTAAAAACCCAATATTGGCTATTGAAAGGTCATACTCTGCTTGGCCGGTAACGGTATTAAGGGTAAGACCGGTTTTTCTTAAAAAAGACCAGTCATGCATTTTACAAAATCTAAATATTGCTAATGGAACAGTTTCTCTAACGTAATCTCTAAAAGTAGAACTGGTATTTCCTACGTAATTAGTAACCCGGGAAACTATATCATTTCCAGTATAGCCTGTTGTTTGATTAATTGCCATCTTCAAACCTCTTTGCGAATTCTAGCTTTTGAAAAAAGCTCATTTTATCGTAGTCTGATTCGCCTAAACCTTTGCAATTAAATGCTTTTTTTACTTTGTCTAGGGTGGTTACTTTTTTATTTACTAGTGTTAGAGCTATACTGCGCCAACCTGGAACGCACAATCTTGAGTACTCTAGATTAAATATATCATATTCTGGAATAAAGTCAATACAAATTCCACAAATAAACGAATCAAACTCACCTTTTTCTAAGGCTTCTAAATATTTGATATGGTTAGCATTTACGGTACCATATTCTTCAGTAGACACATTCATATCGTGTCTTTTAGGATTTTTTAAATAAATACCAGAATGTCTATGCCCTTCTTCTCTTTTTATAGACTTATCTGTTTGGACATAAAGCAAAGGATTAGCTTTTTTAAGTCGTTTTTGAAAGTCCCCAATAAGCATAGCTTTTTGCCTCGCTGGTACTAATGTAAACATTGGATGAAAAGGGGGAGCAGATCTACTACACCCCCTCCTACTCATATTAGATTCCTGAAGCGCCATTGATTGCAATAACTCGTTTAGAGCTAGCATCAAGGTACTTAACAGCAAAACCATGGATTTTGTATCCAACTGTTGCAAACTGATCCAAAGGATCGTTAGCTCCAGCGGAACCATGACGTTTTACGATCATTTTCATAGCATCGCTATTTAGTTCAACAACGCCAAAAGCTTCTTCGCCGATTACGAAAGACTGGTGAACATCAATTCCACCAACTCCGCTACCAACTGAAGTCAACATTTTGTCGGAAACCAAGAATCTCATTCCATACATTTTACCAATTTCTCCGTTCATTAAAGGACGGTTATCGGTATATTTTTGAATGTCAAGGAAAGATCCAGCATTGGTATCCACTAACAGATCATACTCAGCTCTTGGGTGAAGAACTGCAACATAATCACCAGACTCGTGCGGTCCGATGTAATCTGCTTTTTGACGAATCATAGCTTCGATAAGTTCTTTGTGAGAAAGAACATCACCGGCTTGGATTGCGGCAAAGTTTGCTCTGTTATTTACGTTTTGATTTGCGCAGTTATTGGCCAACTCACCAACGATAAGTTGTTCAATAGTTTTTGCAGCAGCAACGCCAAAGCGCTCAGACAAATTGTCCAATACAGGGTCAATTGCGGTATCTGACAAAAGGTCAGAAACTTTAGCATATTGTCCATATTGGGCAATGGTTGCTGATACGTTTGAAGTACTGAAAGCGATTTCGGCAGGAGGAGTTCCTTCTGACAAAGTGCTTGTTGATCCAGCAATTGCTGAATATCTTAGCCACTTAACGTCTTTTCCGTTTCCTTTTGGAAGTCTTTGTTTTCTTCCGAGAGGTTGTAGGACCAAACGAGGTTCAAGTGTGCTAAGGAGTTTTTTCTCATAATACAAGTGCAGATTTGCTGCATTTGTAGTTGTTGTCGATGTAGCCATTTTTTAGCTCCTAATTAATCGTCAGATCTACCTAGTGCTTTGCGCATATCATCTAAGGATAGTTCAGCAAAACTAACTTGCTTATCTCCTTGAGAAGAGGCGGATTCTGACTGGGCACGTTGTTTTTCAGACCGCACAGAAAGACCATCTTTCTGGGCGCGCTCAGCAGCTTGTTTGGTGTAGTATTCAATATCTGCACCGCGAGACATAAGATCTAGAGCCTTAAGCGCTTTTACAGATGTTAGTGCTTCTGGTCTAATAATATCTTGCATCTCTAAAGCAAGTTGCTGCATGATTGGTTCTCGTCTAGCATAGTCTGGATTTTCCCGTTTTTGTCTGTTGTAAAAATCCGAAGCTTCTGCTTGTAGTTGAGCCAGAGTTTGCTTTTTTAATTTAGAAGACACGGAATTATTAAGTTCCTTTAATGCGTCTCTAATAGCAACTCTTGGATCTTCCTCAAACTTAGCTTCAAATACAGAAACAGGGTCCACTTCTTCCTCTGCTTGGATTTGAACCTGACGAGGTGCTGGGACTTGATTTTGATGAGTAGTGTAAGCACTCTCAACTTGTTTATATCTTGTCTCTAGCTCCTCTTTGTCTTTTCTTGTAGAACCCAACTCACTTGCAAGGCGCCCACGTTCCTTTTCCAGTTCTTTATAAGCCTGGATAATTTCCATTGGACTTTTCCCCACAAATTTTTGTGGAATTGCGTCTACACTTTCAACTGCTGCAGATTGTCCTTGAGTAGACAACTCAGGGGTCTGTTGCTCAAGTGTGGCCTGAGCATTGCTTTCTTGCGAGGTCGCCTGTTGATTTGCGATTGTCTCGTTTGCCATGTTTTCCTCCTACAGTTTAGCCCTCTTCGGGGACTGGTTTTTCAGCCAAAGCCCTACCTTCTGCGACTTTGTAGTCAACATAAGTTAGAACATTTTGGTAAGCTTTTATGGCCTCTTGGAGGCGACGAATCTTTTCGATATCTTGCTCATAAGCAAGCTTTTCTTTTAAATCTGTTATTGTGACAACAAGAAGATTGTTTACAACCTTCCAACCATCTGAGCGCAGCATGGCTTCAATAGCCCTGCCTTCTTCAATTATGCGGTTTTCTTCACCATCTATGATCTCTTCTTTAGATGTAAATTCACCAGTTTCTGGCATCCATAACTTTAGATTTTCATTTTCATATAACATAACTTATTGTAATCCAAGTCCTGCTAAAATGTCAAGTGCTGGTTGTTGATTTAATTCAGGTTGTTGCGCGTTTGGTTGGGGGGCGGAGGCTCCTTGCTGTGCGTTGATAGCCTGTTGGGCTGCCAATTGCTGCATTTGCATCGCTTGGCGCTCTTCTGGACTATTTACAAAGCGCTTTACTTGCCGTCCTAGGAGGGGGCGTAATAAAGCTTCTAATAGCACTTCTGATTTTACGGTTCCAGGTTGTGAGTTTTCAACGGCTTGAAGTATTTGGGAGACCGTTTGTATCTTTTGAAATTGCCCCTCCGGTCCCCCATTTTCTAAGGCTGTTTCTACTACGAAATCGAAAGACCGGAAGAACGCATCCGCCGGCAATTGCGTGAATGGGTTTGGAGAGTTAGGATCAGAAACTCTAACCCAGTGATCCTCGGTCACGAATTGCCTATTAGTCATTAGCATGATTTGTGCGACACGTTTAAAATACATTTCTGATAAAGTTCTAGCTTTAAGGCTGATTCTAGAACTTGCAAAGCTTTGAATAAAGTTAACACCCGTTGCAGAACGGCCAAATTGTTTGCCTAGGTTACTGGCAATAGGAGCTGCATTTACAAGAGCCGTTGCATTTTGGATGTCACCTTGTATAAAGGCCATCTCTTCCCTAGATCCTATGGACGGGTCCATGGGTGGGAGGGGTTTAATACCATTAATATCATTGGTCCAAATAACACCATTTGGCCTAGAAAATAGGCTTTTGGTATTAATTCCAGCTGCTCTATCGGCAATCCACATAGGATTGACCGACAAATTGATATTGTCAAGTCTAGCATTGCGGAGTGTATTAGCTTCTTTAATAAGAGATCTGACAGCTAATAGTTCAGGAATACCATAAAATTCGGTTTCTCTTGAATAGTTTGGGCAAGCGACAAACGGTTTAAACTTATAGTCATAGAAATTTTCTTCCATGCGCAATACTACATCGCCGTTTGCAATGACAATTAGGTACTCTTTAAAATTGCCATCTTTTTTGGGGTCAAATAATCCCCAATATTCCCAAACTTCTACTTCGCCTTCGTCTTTGATACCTTCTACGTTATCGTTAAGCTTATCAAAGTCTGCTTTATAGTCATCTGAATAATATGGTTTAGCCCATGCAGAATTACCCTTACTTTGAAGGCTGACCTCAATCTCGTCTACGTTTTTGTAGTTTTTATTTTGACGTAGCGCAGTAATAGTTTTGTAGGTACGATGTACGCAACCGCGCATAGCAACAACATCGCCTGGACGTTTAACAGTCCAATCTGGAAAGAAGTCATAGATAGGAACAATCTCAAGATCAGGCCCATCAAAGAGAACCTCAACAGCCG